GTACTGACAATAGCTAAATGGACCGCTGTTTTTACCAACAATCAAGCTGGCGCCCTTGCTCAGATAGGCAATCTGATTCAAGTCGCTGCCTATGCCATGAATGTCACCGGTATAGAACATATTCTTTGCTCTCAGACCAAAATCATAGGTGCAGACAAAGGTATGGTCGGGAAAGTCCAGCAGCAATTTTTTTACAATGGGCTTAAAGTCGCCAACCGCACTCTGTCCACTCAGGGCACTGCCATTGCAGATCAGGGTAAACCTATCATGACTATCGATAAACTCCTGTGACTTGGAAACATCGTATTTGCTGAAGTCAATCTCCGGCAAATAATCATGAGGATTGGTGGACTGTGTAATGGGGCGACCTAAAATTCCCGACAATTTTTCACAGTATAGTTCATACATTCTGTGCTGGATTACATAGTTGCTGTGATAGCCATGACCAAATAATTCGCCTTGGAAGGCACCACACCAGGTATTGATAAAGATGTCGCCGTCGTCATTTTGTGCAATGCGAACCATTTTATCAATTTCTGGAATGTCGCTGAGATGTACATACTCGGCAGGCAGATCCTGAACAATGCTGGGGTCATTGCGATGTGCATAATAAAAGGTGGCTTCGGGAATCTGATCGATGATATTTTTCACCCATCCTTTACCTACAAAGCAATCACCATTGTGGAATTGATTGAAGAATACTATGTTCATGCTGGTCCTATTAAATAATTACTTTCAACGCTGGAGATAACTTTATATCCAATGCTCTCGGCAAACACCAGATATGAATCTAAAATTTGGTCTGGATAAATTCTGGTAAAATAACTATCAAATTCAAAGATGATGTAGGGTTTGCATCTCTCAATGGTTTCTACGGCTCCCATCATGCCATATAAATCCGATCCCTGAATATCAAATTTCATTAGATCCACTCGGTCAAGATTTAAATCATCGATCTTCATGGATACTACTTTGATGGGTGTCACTGCATGATCAATGCCGAGATTGTTATCCATGGTTACTACACCCCAGCTGGCCGCAGTTTTTTCTATGGCCTGATGTTTGCCCGGCGGCAACAGCAGCGTTTCGCCACTGCAGTGCCAAACCGCATCGGCATGAGCAACTATGTTGGTGAATCCATTTTCCGCAAATGTCATGTTCATGCATTCATAAACCAATGGATTGACTTCAAATGCGTGCACTGTTCCATCGTATGCCATTTCAGCAAATACCATGGCCATCTGTCCATAGTTACTGCCGACATCCAAAACTACAGAGTCTGGTTTGATGTAGTTTCTTAGGTGTTCCACTACATGATTGTCAAACATGTTTCCACCCATGATTTGTCGAATGACGTGGTCGTCTTCAACCACGGCAGATTCAAACCAAAATTTCTTGCCAGTGGGTATTTCAAACAGGGAACAGGTTGTACCCAGCACTTTAGTTGATGTCATTAATTTTCCTTGCATAGGGGGAAGATGGTATACAACCTGATCCCATACTGGCATTAACCAAGTACCTTGAAGGATGGGCAGGGAACTATCATCTTACCACCCCGAGCAAAGAACTCGCTCTCACGACTTTCAAACTCGTCGATAAAATGCCAGGGCAGCACCAGCAGATAGTCTGGACGGGCAACCCGCATTTCTTCTTCACTGACAATGGGAATGTTGGTACCAACAGTCTTCAAACCAAACTTATAGGGTGAGCGTTCTGCAATGGCAACAATATCTTCATTGGTCAGACCAAAGTATTGCAGCAAAGTGTTGCCCTTGGTGCTGGCGCCATAGCCATAGATGGTTTTACCTTCGGCACGAGCCTGACGCACAAAATTAACAACATCGTTCTTAAGACTGTTCAGACGCTGATTGAATTCTGCCCAGGTGTTGGCGCTGTCAATTGGTCGTTTACTTTCATATTCATAGACCTGGCCCACGCGCATGCGACAGACATCACGCAGGGGAGCCGAACCAAAACTTGATTCTGCGGCAATCACCTTCTGCAGACTAATACGGAAGCTACCACCATTGGTATCGTTCAGGGAACAATCCACGATTTTAAATCCATGCTGGCTGAACAACTTGTTGATGCTGGTCAGGTCATAGTAGTAGACGTGCTCATGACAGATATTGTCAAAGGCCAGCTGGTTGATCATCAGTGGTGTATAGCTCATCTGCAGTACCAGCAATCCATTGTCATCCAAGACTTCATAGAGGTCCTTGACAAATGGATGCGGATCGGCCAGGTCATAGAACATGGCGATGCAGGTAATTACCTTGGCCTTTTGTCTGGTCATTTCCCAGTAGGCATCCTGAGTAAAGTAGGTCTGGTTGACTGTGGCAACCTTGGTGGATTCCTGATAGTAGCTATCGTCGCAGGGATCGATGCCAAACTTCTGAACATTGTTGGGTATGGCCTTGAGCAGGGTGCCGTCATTGCAGGCAATATCCAGCCAGGCGTCACCGTCTTTTAGTTTAACACGACTGGTGATTTCGGCGACAATGCCCTGCAGTTCCTTGGTCATGCTGGCATTGATGCCTGAACGATACCAATACTGTCCCCACATAGACGAATGTGGTGGTTGTTCTTTGAGACGCGGAGCACCCAGAGCTGGGTCAATGTACAGATCTAAACTATACTTTTTGCGGTCTACGTTGTCTTCTTTGATAAAATCACTGACATAATGATTTCCAAGTTCGAGTACTTTCTTCATGCTATTTCCTTATAAGATTTTTCTTCAATAATTGTTGAGCCATAGGATCTATTTATGCGGTGTTTGTGTTTAGCACGCTGGTCATTGTTGCTGTGTATGCTGAATGCAGTATCAATAAACTCCTGATCGGTTCTGGGATTGCGCATCAGCTCACGAATTTTGTCTTCTAAATCCCAGCCAGTCTTGTTGATGTCGTACATGATACGATAAAGATCATCGAACTCGGCATTGGCAATCAGATTCTTTTCCATGATCTCATTGAGAATACGAAGTTCGTTGCTTACATTGACCAATTTGACTGGGTCGTTCAGCGAGTTTTGTTTGATCAGCAGTATTGTTATTTTATCCAACAACTCTGCTACACTGATGGGGATGTAAAGAATCATGCCAGTTGCTCCGCTTCAAATTCAGCAAGTTTAAGGTCACTGTCAATCATATCCTTGACCAGAGATTCAAAGGTATGCTGTGGTTGCCATCCAAGTTCGGTACGAGCCTTGGTACTGTCTCCCAACAGCAGATCTACTTCGGCTGGGCGATAGAAAGCAGGATTGATCTTGACAATAATTCTACCAGTATATAGGTCTGTTCCTATTTCGTCAATACCTTCACCGGTCCATACTATCTTCATGTCCAGATGAGCAGCAGCAATTTCAATGAAATCACGCACACTATGAGTCTCATTCATGCTAATGACATAGTCATCGGGACTGTCCTGCTGCAGCATCAACCACATGGCTTCGATATAATCCTTGGCATGACCCCAGTCACGCTTGGAATCTAGATTGCCCAATTCAAGCACACCCTTGCCAGTGGTCTTGATGGTGGTAAGTGCTCGGGTAATTTTGCGGGTAACAAACCCTTCGCCGCGGCGTGGACTTTCATGATTGAACAAGATACCGGCACAGGCATAGATGTCGTAGCTCTCACGATAGTTAGTGGTAATCCAGTGTGCAAATAATTTGCTGCAACCATAGGGGGAGCGGGGATAGAACGGTGTGCGTTCAGTCTGGGGTGTCTCCTGCACCTTGCCAAAGAGCTCGCTGGTGCTGGCCTGGTAGTATCGGATCTTCTTGGTTAGTCCCAGATCTCGTATGGTGTCCAGGATGCGCAGAGCACCCAGAGCGTCAACGTCTGCAGTATATTCCGGCAATTCAAAACTCACCATGACATGACTCTGTGCTGCCAGATTGTAGATCTCATCGGGTTGAATCTTGCCAATGATATTTCTCAGATTGGTAGAGTCAGTCAAGTCTCCATAGTGCAGAGTAACTTTATTTTTGGTATTGCGGAGATTGGGGTGGTCGACAAAACTGCTATTTCGTCTAATCAGGCCATGTACCTCATAGCCTTTATCAAGCAGCAGTTCGGCGAGATAACTTCCATCCTGGCCGCTGATGCCAGTAATTAATGCTTTTTTCATTGTATTCCTTCATCAAAACAATTGGGGCGGTTGCCCGCCCCATAATTTAGGCTACGTGTTTACTTTCGTACTCCATGCGTGCTAATATATATTCCTTCACGATCGCGCTGCGTACAATGTCGTCAACTTCAAATTCCACGGTCTTGAAGCTGGGCATTGAGTCAGCAATGGCCATGAACTTTCTCAATCCGCTCATGTCGGTCTTCTTATACAGATCGGTCTGGCGGAAATCACCACAGAAGATAATCTTACTACCATCACCAACACGAGTCATGATGGAGTTTAATTCCATGTCGGTCATGTTCTGACATTCATCGACAATGACAATACTATTGTCCAGTGTGATGCCACGAACAAAACTGGTGATCATGAAATTAACGTGCTTCTGTTCCTGCAGTCTTTGAAACGCATCACTGCGATTATAGAATAGGCGACTGCAGATGTCAATATAGGGAGCCTGGTAAACTTCGGTTTTTTCTTTTTCATCACCGGGCAAATGACCAATTTCGCGGCTAGGCACGGCACTACGAACAATCACAACCTGATGATAACGATTTGATTTATCCAGAACTTCTTCCAGTGCCTTGTATAATGCAATGAAAGATTTGCCAGTTCCGGCTACTCCATGCAACAGTATACACTCTGCTCCATGTTTGTAAATGTCGAAAAATTTGTGCTGATTCTCCGTTAACGGTTGGATGGTTGATAGATCATCTAGGGTTACCTTTAACTTTTGATGATTGCTTTTTAATGTAACAGCTGGCGCCAATTGCAGAGCTTGTTGAGATTTGCGTGCCATGGTTGCCCTTTTTTTCGTGGTTGATGTTTCAGAAAAGAAGAACCCAGACGCACGAGATACATCCCGCAGAGGTCTGGGCCGTGTTATTCTTTTTCTGGCTGTCAATGTAATACCATTAAAATTTTGAGTTGAGTGTCGATGCTGAACCGTTGGCAGCATGGATACGTTGCAGGACCTCCTTAAATCCTCCGTCTATTTTTCTCAGACCCAATCTTACAGGATCACCAATACTGGGAGCACCGCCGATAGTTTTTATAACTGTTCCTGCGTCCTGGCAACTAGGACAAGGCTGGGTGGTAGGTAGGTGCATGTTAGCAATGGAATGAAACTGCTCAAAATTGTGATCACATTTTTCGCATTTGTATGAATAGGTTGGCATATTGTTATTTATATTTTTTAGACTGCTACATCTGCTGTCTGGTGTTTATTCGCTCAATAGTACCGATAATATGAATAGCCAGACGACGAGCTCTAGATGAAAGTAATTCATTGACGCTAGCCTGAAGCAGGCATCGTTCCACACTCTCAGCATCCATGCTCGAAAGTTCGTCTGCTGTAATCTTATGCGGTCCATGTAGGTTGATAGCGGCGACTGTGACATTGATTTCCTCGTCGGTGTATAGGCTAATAACCGTACTTTGTTGAATACGGGGTTTGCGGGGAAATACAAGTATGTCGGCCATACTTGTATTTATATTACAGGGCAGTTATTAGTTTGTCTCTGGCCAGGTTCTTGGCTTTACTTTCACATTGAATATCAAAGTCCGGAGCAAAGCTCAGTGCCCACTCATTGACTGCGTCGTTCCAATAGTAGTCACTGTGTGCTCGCAGGTTGCCCCGTTTGACCCCGGACTGAAGCAGATTTGCAAGGTCGGGACGGGTGCGGGTATCGTGTCCAACAAGTACATCTTCTCGGCTAATGCTATAATGAAGAGCAGGGCGCACGCCGCGCCAGCTGTCTTTAATACGTGTAACGCGTTCGTCATCTGGTTCAATGTATTCTCCTGTGCGTACCCAATGGTGGTGGATGTCTAGAACCAATGCGACGTCATCCTGGAGTTCGAGGCTGGCGTCCAGGCCGTGCTTGGTTTCGTCGTTTTCAATGGTGATACAATTGCGGGCTTCGGGACTGAGCCGACCCAGGACGTCTTTGATGCCCTGTGCGCCACGCTGTCCGCTGATGTGGACATTGATTTTAAAGTCCTGGAATTTCTGGCCGTAGCCCATCCATCTAGCCATATCTGCATGATATTCAAACTCCTCTATGCTGCGTTCAACAATGCTTTCATGATGACTTGCCAGTACACAAAACTGACCAGGATGAAAGCTGAGCCGAACACCAGCCCTTCGAGCACGGTCGCCCACAGCAGCGAAATGCTTTTCGGCATAACTGCGTACATCAGCCTGACGCCAGAAATAGCTCCAAGTAGACTCAGTATAAACTGGAAGCAGATCACTGCCAAGCCGTACCATGCGACGTTGTTCATCTAAACTGCCCACCCTTTCAATCAGTCTATCAATGCTGTCAATATTATGCACCATTAAATCCCAGAGCCGCTGTTCGGCCACCTTCTTTTCCTGACGGTTAAGCCAGGCTACTGTGGTGCAGCGGGTGTTTAGGGCCTTGGCCGCATCGTCTTTACCAAAACCATTGATCTGGTCCGGCGTGTCGATCCATTTACAACAAAAACCAATTTTGCTCATGATATACTCGATGGTGGATTATAGTCAATTATAGTATGAATCGCTGTTACAGTCAAATGCTATTCACCGTTTGTGGACTCGCAAAATTTTGACCTGATCCTTGGGCGCTAGATAGCAGCGGGCAGCAATTGTCTGTCGGCCGGTGCCGGGATCTTGGAATGTAGTGGTCTCCATGAGATCCTGATCTAGCATGGCGGTTGCCAACTGAACGGCTAGCTTGTGGCGCATCAGTTTGCGCCATTCCTGATCGTCTATGACAAGTTGATTGACAGCATCAACCTCTATCTTGACCGTCAACATTCGACCGCCAATGGCATAGTCTTCGACTTCGAAACTATTTAAAGGATCAAAAAGATCTGGAATTAAAGGACCCAGAGGGCCAGGCAGCTTACTCATCTAGATACACTCAACTCTGCGTCAGGATTGTCCCAGCAGGCGTTGCGATACCGGTAGACAAAGTTGACCAGACCATCATAGCTGCCCCAGCCATTGGATGGATTAAAAATCTTAAACTTATTAGGATCGGCCAGCAAAATATTCCATCCCTCATCCAGCAGATCAGCAATGTCTCGGGCATACTTCAAACCTTGTTGTTCATCGGGACGCCACAGCACATCATACAAAGTCATACCATTTGACAATTCAACCACCATGGCCATCTTGTTCAAATTGTGTGTAATGTTAGCACTATAAACTGAAGTTGGTTTAGTCACCATTAAATCAACATCAAGACTCATGTTTTATTCTCGCTTCAAATTCTTCATCGGTTTCAATTTTGACTTTTTTACCCCGCTGGAATGCTTCAACAATATACTTGAGGAATATTCCTTCAAATAGTGTTAGGTTGTCGCACTTGAATGTAACATCCCTAACATACTTTGGTTGTGCATCAGGCATCATCTGCTTCCTTCCACTTGGCCAGCATTGCGGCCACTTCATTGTCATATTCCTTGCCCACTTCGGGGTCATAGTCTTCCAAGAAATATCCGATATAGGTCATGGCCTCCCGGGCCTCGGCTTCGGTACACTTGTAGACTTCCATGAAGAATGCTGGAATCTTGGCCGGATCCTGGCTCATGATATCAATCAAATCGTCATGCTCCCAATCAATGACATGCTCCATGTCATACCAGAGACTCAGCTTGCCATTGACATTGTAGAAGCTGTACCAGGTGCTGTTGCTCCAACGACTATAACTCATGGTAAATCCTGTTTAAATCAATGTTAATATATTCATTCTTCAACTCCAAATACTTTTTTGTATAAGTCCAATTCTTTAGTTGGAACCCATTCTTCCATAGGACCTTTTGTATCTGGTCTCATACGCAAAAATGAATAGTTGGTAAAATCAAACTTTCCATCATTGCGTTGAATAGATACCGAAATCTGAATACTATTATCATTGGCATCTGTTCTTGGTCCTCTGACCAATATAAAATCTGTTTGTGGTATCATTCTTCAACTCCGAACCATTCTTTGATAAATTCTTTGGCACTTGCGGCACCACTGGCTTCTTTGTCACAGCCATGTTCTAGCAATGATACGTCAGCACAATCGCACATCCGCATACATTCCTGAATAATCAACTCTGCAAACTTTTGACATTCTGGCATATCCCAGTGTCCAATACCAAACATATCTTTTTCGTACCCTGCCTGTTCAGCAAGTTCTCGAATTCGTTGGTTCATTTTACCGCCTTGGCATCATCTGCCTGACTCTTGTCATCGCGGAACTCAATGAACACTGGTAAGAACAGACTCTCTACGTCTGAATTCTTGTCTTTGATTCGTGCATTATATTTGATGGCGACGATTCTACCAATACTGTTCCCTGCAGTAATGCTATCGCGATTATGATCGCTAAAGCCCGTACCCACATTGACTCGGATACCACCACAAGCAGACTCAAGCACCAAAGCACCAAGACGACCCACATTTTTTCCTGTCCCTTCTTCCCAACCAACGACCAGCAGGTCGCATTCCAGCTCGCCCTTGAATTTAATCAGGCTCTTGCTGCGCTTATTTTCCCAGATGCCATCACGTGTCTTGAGGATGATGCCTTCCTGACCTTCAGCCAGGAATCGATTGAACAACTGTTGTGCAGTATACAGATCATCAACCTGCTGACTATGCACCATGTCTACATAATGACCAATGTGAGCCTTGGCATTCTTCATATCACTGACGGCATTGCACAACTTGCCCAGACGAACATGGTAGGGTTCTTTCTCTACGCCTGCCTGAAATCCTTCTAGGCTAATGGCGTCCCAGAGCGTTGCCCTGACATTCACTGCTTCCTGCACACTCATGGTACCTTTGACTGCTTTGTTCAGGATACCATTGCCAGTCTTGCGATCGCAGATCTTACCTGCTTCATCTACCACAACCAGCTCACCATCAAACACCATGTCCAGGCCATAGAATTTGGCCATGTGAACGAAAGGCAGGGCGATGCTGGGGTCGGGTATATTGACTTCCTTGCCATTGCGGCTTCGGAATTCGCATGCACCATTCTTTACCACGGCATTGAAACGCATGCCATCCATTTTAAGCTGGGCAATGGCAGGAAACTTTACCTTATCCACCAGCTTCTGGTCATAGGCTGAAGCCAGCATGCAGGGATATTCGGGAATCAGACCAGGCCAGATTTTATTGACTGTGGCATCACTTACACCACACTTCAGGTCCTTGGCAATGATGCGTTCGATTACCTGGGCATCCTCGGCGCTGACACCACCCAGCACAATGCGCAGATGGTCAATGCCGGCATTGCCGGTTACTGTGCGGCTACTTAGAAGATTGAGACGCAAGATGGCCTTGTATAAAGGGTCTTGCTTTTTAGGCGCCACGGTTACATATTCCGGAATCTTGCGAATATAGAACTGAGTAAATGGATCCAGCGCTAGCTTGATCACATCCTTGAGCAACTGATTATCCCGATTGGTGGTCAGGATGGCTTCCTTGGCCAGGCGGCTATTGTCGGCCGCTAGGTCTGTCAAAATGCTCATAATATCGCTCACAGCTGACTCCCCTGTTGTTTCAATTGACGTCTGAGATATTCCAGTGTATTGGTCCAATATCTGATGGCCCATTCACTGCGGGCCGAGGCCAGTACTGCCTCCACCCTTTCCATTCTAGTCATTGTCAGTTCAATCATATAGTCTCCTACAGGTTGCTTCATGACCTGATTATAGCAGATATCTGACTCTTTGTCAAGCATTTTTTCCGTGTGCGTGACTATAACGGTGTGACCGAAATGATATCTTCTTGCCCTTCTTGCTCCAAAGAACCGATAGCTCTTTCATGCGAACTGTGACCTCATCTTCGGATCTGGCAACGCCGGCATACAACCATTCTTTGCCACGGCCCAGTTTATCTATGGGCTGATATTCCATGATGTGGAATACGGATTGATCAATCATGGCTCCCACCTTCGGTTTCTACTTCTTCAGGGTCATAGGCATAGCTGGTTGTGCTGGACTTGGCCTTGACCGTTCCTGTGGCTGTATTGGTGATATTCTCATACAGCAGTTCAAACTGTTCATGCTCGGCAACTTCTTCGCTGTAATTGCGGCGATGGTAAACCTTGGCCATGCGGCGAAAGATCTTTTTATCTAACTCAAACTTCTCGCAGGTTTCCTTGATAATGTCTTTGATTAGATCACGTTCGGCTTCAGTTCTTGTCAGACTGTTTGATATTTCCTGCAGCGCTTGTTCGATCTTCTTGCGATCCGCTGGATTGCTTGGTACGTTCATCACGAAACTCCTCTATTGAATGATAAGGCCAAAAAATACGTACTGTGGTCCAGTACTTAGAAAAAATATTGTTGATTACTACTGCGCCGGCCGCTATGACTATCAGACCAAGCATAAACAATATGGAACCAACAAAAAAGATAGCTGCCTGATCCAGTGTCATGTGGTCTCCAGATCCGGTTGGTTGCGATTTTTCTTCTCCCTTGGTCGGATTTCACTGGCCAATTGGGCATCAATCATGGATCGCTTGATGACTCCACGCTGATGTGCATCGTGAATACCGCTAAAGGTCCACTTGAGATGCTTGCGCATTTTAAAACTTGCTGTTGGTTTCAACATATCACCCTCTTCGCATTTTGCTGATATCCTCAGCTTCTTGGTTACTAAAAATTGGCACCATGTTGCTTTTGTGCATGGTACCAATACCCTTCATCTTATCGCCTGTGTATACCTTGGTAGGCTGTGGCGCAGTCGAACCGCCACCGGTATCCACACTCTTATAGATGCGGCTAGACCGACCTTCGGGTACAGTAAGCCGATAGACATCCTTCAGAGTCTTTTTCTCAGTCTTTAATTTCATGGGAGGATATTTCTTCATGAGCTCATTCCATCCAGCGTCAAGCTCACGCGCCTTGGCAGCTTCTGTGGAATTGCGGAACTTGTGCCGGCCTTTTTTCTTGCCAGCCATGCTGAGCCAGGGACCTTCAAGATGCATTGTCATGACGACTCCTTTGATAACGATATTCACGCTTGAGCCAATACTTGTAGCGAGCCCAATATTCTTGCATTGTATAGGGTTTTTGATTAACTGTCAAGTATTCTTCACAGTTCTCTCTCCAAAGATCCTGTACCCAAGAGCGGAACGGTTTCATTTTGTCTTGACCATGCCATGGAAGAAGGCATGCAGAATTGTGACTGCCACCCAGGTATCAAAGGTCATGGCTATGGTCAGGTTGAACAGATAATTCAATGCCCAGGCCACGGCGAATGGAAAGAAGATAAAATAGGCCAGCAACAGCACTACCATGATACCCAGGCCAGCTTTGACCCCAAATAATTTATTCACATCAATCATGATGACTCCTTAGTTACAGATTTGTTGCTGTCCCAGATACTGGCCATACCCATTGTACACTGACTCGACGCGACACTGACGTTGCAGTGCAAAGGGGTCGCCCTGCGGTGGGCCGAAGCTGCGATCGCGATACACAATCACTGGCGGTGCCTGATGATATACTGTAGGCGGTGGAACATAGATGGGCGCAGGCTGTACATAGACGGTGCGCGGCTGTGTAAGTATGTTGCCAACAATCAGGCCACCAATAAATGCACCAGCGTCGGCATGGGCCGGCATGCTGGCCAGAGTGGCCACTGTGGCAAAAGCTACTAGAATTTTCTTCATGTCTACTCCTTAGAATGTGGTTACAATAACTGGGCTGGGCTTGCGCACGCTGTTGCGGTATTTGCCCAGACCGCGGCCAACCTTGGCCCGGCGCTCACGCTGCACGGCAGCCTTGGTAACTTTCTTCACTGGCTCGGCTTCCTTGCGGAAGATATAGCAACGGGTATTCTCAACAACTTCCACGGTTACATTCATTTTCTAGGCCCTTTCTCATTTAACGTACCATTATTATAGCACCTTTTTACCTGTTTGTCAAGCCCAGAAAACATCAATGAAATCAATGGGTTACGCAGTCTCTTTGGCGGCAGGTGCCTGTTTTTCAGGCAGAATTCCTGGAAAAGCCTTGCGAACCATGCCTTCGGTCAAGCCTTTGTACTTCTTCTGTAGAGCCTTGTCTTTAAGCGCCACCAACATCTCGGCTTCGATGGCATTCACGCCCTCCAGCATTTGTATGTAGATGTTTTCTACCTGCAGGCGCTTGAGATTTTTAGGGCGGCGTGGATGATCTTTGATGATCAAATACAGGCGGCGGCTCTCGGCATAGAAGTTACTCTCAGCCATGTTTACTGGATGTGGACTGGCCTTGTATGGTGGCTGGCCCTTGGGCAAATCAAACTCAACCTTGGGATCAAAGTTCAGGGACAGGACATAGGGCAGCAGTTTATTCTTGCGCGCCTCGGTTTGAAGGAAGGCGATGCGGTCCTGCTCTGTCTTGAGCTCGCCAAGTTTGTTGAAAATTTCTGGTAACAATAAATGCATTTAAAACTCCGATAGGTGATCAATCATGTTCTTCATCTTGTTGGCAATGAAGTAGTTGAGCAGTTGGCTTCGGTCTTTCTTATCTTGGGTAGTCCAAGCAGTAAGAATATTGTCGCGAACTGCGTCTGGTATGTAGTCAAAATCAATCAGATAACGATTGCGCTGGAAATTGCGGGCAACCTCTACTGGTACATGATTGTGAAATTCGTCGAGCGGAATCTTCTGCCACTCGTCGAGCTTCTTCTGCATTATCTTTTTCTGGCGACTCTCAGTAATAAAGCAATCATCAGGACTAAGAATATTAGGGATACCATCGCCTTTGTCTCCTTTTACAATGTGTTCCATCAAATAGCTGTGTATGGAGTTGTCGGGTTTGACCCACTTTTTATGAATGGGACTGTACTGCTGCACATTTTTAAATTTCTGCAGCTGAATGAAATCGTGGTCACCACTGAGAATGAGAAAGGGCTGTGGCACTTCGTCGCCAAAGGCGCCATCCTGAGTCAGGTCATTGGTCTGACTCCAGTGTGCCAGAACAGCAATGACATCGTCGGCCTCGGCGCCATCCACATCGATAACAGTATAGGGAAAGAAGGCATTGAGCTCGGCACGGATCTCCGACAAGGTGTCAAAGATCAGCTTCCAGTCAAAGCCCGACTCTTGCCGAGCCTTCTTGCGGCTGGCCTTATAGTAGGGAAATTTATCCTTGCGCCAGTAGTGGCGGTTATCGCAGGCTATGACAATCTCGCCAAACTCAGCTCCAAATTTTACCTTGTAGCTGCGTATGGCATTGACGATCATGTGACGGATCAGATCTTTGCGGATCTCCACATCGGTGCGGCCAGCGAGCTCGCCCATGAGCGTGCTAATAGCCGTCTGGTTAAAATCAACAACAATCATTATGATTCCTTAAAATTATTGGTACTACTATTATATATGAACATTGCTACAATGTCAAGTACTTTTTCAACAATTTAAAGGTTTCATCGTTATTTCGATGCAAAATGCCCTTGCCACCAGCCAGAGTCCAATCTCGGATCACATCTTCGGTATCGTCAATCAAAATACTTCGGGGTGTTGCCCAATCCTTTTTGGTCCAGCGACCAGGTACTGCATTGACCTTGTAGAAGATGCCCCGCTCTTCGCACCAGGTCTTCTTGTCGGCTTCTACTCGTTCATGATGATAGGGACCGCCAGTGCTGGTCAGGATCTCTACACGAACTTCGCCTCGCACACTTTCAACAAACTCAATGAGTTCGGTACAGCCTGGCCAGGTATCCAGCTGGGCAAAATAACCGCCTTCACAGAAGTCATTCCAGGCAGTGCTTCGCTTGCCTTCGTTGTCTCGTTTAAAATCACCGTTGAGTTGGCGATACATGCCCATGAAATCGGATAGGACTCCATCCATGTCCAGATATATTACATCAATCGTTGTCATCGTGGATTCGTTCCTTCTGTTCAAACCTGCGTTCCTGCATGGTCTTTTCTTTGAAGACCTTTCTGGGGTTACTGCACATTATGCATTTAGGATTGCCGCAGTTCATGACATGATGTTTATGCAACTTGTGCGGCTCCTTGATTGGTATTCCAAACTCTTTGGCAATCTTGACCTGTTTATCAATGGCGGCCTGCTCTTGGTGAAGTCGGCGACTATGATTAAACTTGTCTTCTTCATGACTCATATTGACTCCTTTAAAAGGCATCGGGGTGGTAAAATGTCTTGCTGATGCGCTTGGTCAACACCAGGCTAAAGCCTTCGCGATTCTCAAATTCAAACTGTCCCTTGGCTGGCAGGATTTTAATCAGGTCGTCCTGATTGAATCGGGCTTCGCCGTTGGTTTCGTCTTCGTCGTTGTCCGCTTCCAGAGCTGCTATGGCCTGACCCAATCTGCTTTTAATCTTGCCAGCAATCTCTTTGCCGTCGATTCTCCAACCAAAGCGGATCTGACCATTGCCATAGTCATCATCGGTGAGATTCATGGGGTTGCCAGTCCATTCACCGGCTGGGCTAGGCCAGTTGATCTTCAATTCTTGGTCGCCACGGAAGATTCGCACTGTGTAGGTTGAGCCGCTGTCGAACTCAGGCTTGGCATTCAGCATGCGCATGGCATCACGCGGCGACTCATTGTAGCGATTCATTTCCTCACACAAGGCCTTGAGCATGTCAAAGTTAAACTGGCTAAACAAGCTGGCAGTCTGACAAATCTGATCAATGTTCTTCAGGCTGACATCCTTCAAATTATCCAGGCAGTATTCACGAATGAATTCCTGATCCAGACCCTTGAACTCCATCATGTAGAAGATACGACCCGGACGATTGCGCATATGTTTGTCCACGCGCCATTTGTCATTGCAGGTCAGCACAAACAACTTCTGAGTAGGATATACACCATCCAACAGGGTCAGCATTTCTTCCTGCTGTTCTTCGTCGTAGACTTTTTCAAACTCATCGAACAAAATCACGCAGGGCTGGTCAATGTCCTGAATCAGTTTATTGAATGCGTCACCACGCCAGGGGCTGTTGATTAGGATGGTGGGAATGGCCCAACGCTTGGCCGACTCAATGCTCAGAGTCTTGGCCAGCAGAGTCTTGCCACTGCCTTTTTCGCCGCTGAGCATCACACCCGTACCCTTGTTCTTGCGATCCAAGAAGGTGGTAATAATGCGGTCCGCATTGCGAATGGTGTCGCCATAGATCTTGCTGGGTGGCTCAAAGCCATCAACATGCTCTAGGAATAGATTGCCAAACTGGTCAGCCTTGACAATGTAGTTACCTGCAGGCAGGTGTTCGTGCAGATCCATGGCTTCTTTGTCTGCCACACGGAAAGTATTACCATTGCGAATAAAATAGCTCATTTACAACCCTCATTAAAATATGTTTCCACCTGACCCTGAGCTTCTTCCAGGCTCATTGCCCAGACCTTGACAAAGGCCTGGTTACCCACAATCTCCATGTCATAGGGAACTGGTCCATAGAACGAAAAATCATCGGGCACTGTATGCTGCAGTTCAAATTCCTGCAGGTTCTTTATGCGGTTCATTACATCACGAATGTCGTTGCTCATTCATCTTCCTTTGACGTTCATCTTCGTGTTCATCACACAGAGTCTTGATCCAGCCACCCTGGCGTTGCTTGCCAGGTTTGCCACACTCTTCACAAGTACGTTCTGCTAGTATTTCTGCCATGGTAACCATGCCAGCGATATATTCATCACCACCGTCATAGTAGAAGCGAAGTCCACCGAACTTTTCCTTTACCTGGGCAACTGTTACCTGCTGTACCGACTTGTAGCCAAGATCGGGATGATGTGTTGCATGTCGATTGCGCCAGTCAATGTTGCTCTGAATTGCCTCACTCAGCGCCTCAATGATTGGCCACCAGCCCTCGTTCACACAAATTCCGCCGTATGGTTTCTCATACATCATGGGATAGTTTTCCTGCAGGCGTTTGTGAAACGCATCATATCTGTCAAATTCTTCGCTCATTATATTACCCTTAACAATACGATGTCTTCATTGAAACGGCCATTGAGCGCTGTCTCGGTTGTGGTCAGATCCGGTAAAATTTTTCTCAGGGCCACCTTGCCTGCTGCCATCATCTTGGGAATGATGACCTCGGGTTTGCGTAGCGTTCTCTGCACACTGGTCTCTGGATCATAGCCCTGAAGACTGGTACCTTTGACACTAAATCCAGATGCGCCCGTGGCATTGTATACGCCCAGCTTCTTGTTCTTGGTATTGTATACCCACAACTGCTGTGCGCCAATGATGCTGGGTGCACTTACACTCTTTAAACTCAACTCGGCAAATTCCTTGAGATACTTCATCCGACTGACCTGTTCGCCAGCAGGCTTGGCCTTCTTTACTCTGATCTTGCGATTGGCTTTCTTGAAGCTGGCATACTTTTCTGCATCCTCAATCAGACTCTGCAGGAACTCTTTGAATGCCTTTACATCGCGTTTACCCAGATGCTTGTAGCCTTCGGTTACCTGCTCGTCAATGCCAATCTCTTCCAACTCGTCTAATTGTCGCTGACATAGAGCGGTGACACCTGCCATGTACTGCTTGGCGACATTGGCCGACTGACAGTACTTGTACAGGTTGTAACCAGTAGGCTTATAGGCATTAACAACAAAATTATCAATCTCGCCATCAATCTCTCCAAGAAATTCACTCTGCTTTTCTGCCATGGCTTCCTGAATGCTGCGCTTGGGCGTAGTCACAACAACTACTGCCGCCGGCTCATCTTTGACGGCTCGGGCAGTCTCCAGACATTCATGCAGGTGAGCATGAAATCTTTTGTCAGTGGCAGTATCAAATACCGTGCCATTGCTTTTCATTCTGGCAATCCAGCCAAAGGTTCGGCTAAACGTTGCTTCATCAATGCGGGCCCAGAGTTTATATTCTGCAGGCCAGTTCTTTTTAATCCAGGCACCGGCATAGGCCAGAGCATCCTTTTTGTCTTTTTCGTAGTTATACCAATTCAAGGCAACCATGAATCTGCCCTGATTTTCCTCGTTGACGAGTTCGTACTTGGGTTCGCTAGTTAAAGTCAAATCTGCTCTGGCCATGTCTGCTCCTTGGGTTATACTTAATTATAGCACCTTTGCCGGCGGATGTCAAGTGTGGAGATCACCTAAATTAAAGCTGAACTCTTTGACCGTGTCATAGCGGAATGAACGCCAGTCTTGTTTGTCAATGTCCCAGACAACCATGGCTTCTTCACTGCGCTTGCGTGGATTGGCTTCTTCTTTCTGCAGCTTCTCAGCAGGAATCAATTCAGGATGCAGACTACAATGCATCCAGCGTTCAGTACCATCGGTCTTGGTAAAGCAGATATTCACACGCTCGTTTTTAATGATGCCACGCAGCCATTCTTTGAATAGTTTGCGATCTTCTTCGCTGGCAGTTGAGTACCAGGTACGGTCCCACTTCTCTTGATCATAGCTCATTTCTTGCTCCTTATCCATGTTTAATCATATCTTCAAAACTTGCACACTCATAGGAACTATAAATTCCATTGGCAACCGCGCCAGTCTCACGATTGACACCAATCACCAAAAATGATTTTGGTTTCTTTACTTCTGGTGGTATTGCAAAATAATTGAATCCATCGGTCATCCAATTATAACCAACAACATAGATCCAACCTACCTTGGCATACACATTACGCACAACAAAGCGACGATAGATGCCGTCTTTGCCCAGTGTGCAGGTCTTCATGTCGCCAAGCGGATCAGCCTGGCCGCGTTTATTAACCTTTACAAAATCATAACCCTCGGCACTGGCTCGCTCGGTAAGCAGGCCATGACCATTGCGGGCAGCAACCAGCAGATTTTCAAATACAGAACTAAGCTGTATCTCTCCTGCGTTATACAAGCGCAGGAATTGGGGCTTTGTCATGTCATAGGTTTCGCCATACTTTCTTTTTAAATCAAAAGCGTGTTCGGCAAGACGGCGTTGTGCCACATTCATTACGTCGCTGGTACTCATAGATATCTTTCGCAGATATGACGCTTGGCGTCCCGGGTTGAACGAAACTTCTCACCATCAATGGTAATGGATCTGCCTGAAATTGTCAAGCTGAATTTTTCGTTTTTAAACACATACGCCTTTTTGCCACGAACTACTTCACGTGTGCAGTTGTTTCCGAATCCAGCAAAGAACAGTGTATCCGATAACTCGTCACGATGCTGCAGGGCAATGAAAGCGTCGTTCATATTAATTCCAGGTTCTGTGGTCTTCGGCAACATGCTCCAGGCCGTCATATTCATCGATGTGCCAGTTGACATCATCGGGCACTTCTACAATGGCAATCTCAGCGAACCCACCCCAGGCACCTTTACCCAGCTCTTCGAGCACGGCAATCAGATCTGGGTCAGCACGATCGGCATAGAAGTCATACTCCGACAAGTAGCCAGCATCTTCACCAACCTGGCCTGCCCGATAGTAATCAAACTCATCGCCACGCAGGGCATACTTGGCCGGAGTCTTTTCATAGGCAACGCCCTTGCGCTCCAGCAATTTTTCAAAGGCAGCATTGCTGATACCAAACCCACCAAAACAACGATTGATTGCAACTTTCATAATCTGAACTTTCTTAGGTATTCATTGGCTTCAGGGAATCTCTCCACACTCTCCATCTCTTTGTCAAGATGGGCCAACAACACCATCTTGATCAGATCATCGACGCGACGCTGCAGAGCCGGCCGCAGAGTAGCCTGCCAGGCCTCCAGCTCCTCGAGCTCGACAAAGCCCCACATCTTGTCCAAGAGAATACAGTCTTCGCGAGTCAGCCCGTCTATGGTAAGACCAGGAACTCGATTTGCCGCCATTAAGCGTTTACTTTGAAATCCACTCATACTACTTCCTCTTCATTGGCCATGATTTGATTGGAAATAGTATTGGCGACAACCATGATGGCAGTAATCACTGCACTGGGATTGTCCGACGCTTCTGCTACATCAAAGGCATAGTCAAATGCCTGCTTGATTGTTTCGCGATCGGCAAAGAGACTGGACCGAATATTTTTCGCTAGTTCGAGATTCGTCATCTATTACTCCTGAGTATAAGAAACACCAAGTGCCAGCGTGGCAAAGCCAACCAATGAAACACCAGCCAATTGAAGCACGGAAACAAGGTCAAAGCTGAGGGTATTTTCAATACCACCAACAACACCCATTAGGATGGTTATTCCAAGAAGGATGAACATTGCTGCTTTCATGCTGACTCCATTTCTATGAGTTGTATCATAATTGCGCGACGCTGAGCGTCAATCTTTGCATTGGTCACTTCGTCAAAGCAACCGGCCTGCTCGTCTAACATGGCGAGCTCTTCATACAGTACATCCATCAAAGTAGTTTCCATTATACCCACTCCAATTCTTTTGCTGGATAAGTAATCTTGCCTTCGTACTCCAACTGACTCTGCTCGAACTCTGTGAGGTAGTCGTCAGGGACAATATTCCAACCCAGAATGGTCTCACGATAGTACTCGGTAGCACACTCTACCTGACTCCAGACGCTCATCACAGCCGCGGTGGCTGCTTCGGAGTTGCCCTTGAAGTTCTTGATGACATAATCATTGCCACCCTTGGCCTTCCAATACTGAGGGCACTCACCAGTACCGTCCCAGTCGTGGGCGCCGTAGTTTTCATAGACCTGAGTAGTAACCAATAATTTCATTTTAAAACCCCATGGTAATGTAGACATTTTCACGCACAACTGTGTCAGTGGCTTCTTCAAATCCTGGCTTCTGTGACAGTTGGGCAAGCATACCTTCGACACCGGCCCAATCCAGATAATGATCTTGGGCAAACTTCACAATACCGGCAACTGCTTTTTCGCCGGCTTCGCTGAACATTCCATAATCTATCATCTTCATCTCCTTCTTAACCATCTTACCAACTATTGTAGCACCTTTTACCATTTTGTCAACCATTTTTTTAAATACCCTTACGGCCTGTATGGTTAAGTGCTGGGTTATGAATTGCGATCAATTCGCGTTCTAAAGCATGGGCTGCGTCTTTACCGCGGACGACCTGGTATATGCCATATGTATGTGCAATTGTACCATAAGTCACGATTGAATTGCACAGAGCCCAGCCCTTGTCTTCGTTGAAGGCTCTCCAGACATGCTTCTGGATGCGAACTTTCAGGTCCTTCTGGGAGAACCCAGCAGTGATGCCCACATATCGCTCGCCTGTCACATTATTGACAATGACGTATACTATATGTCGACGGTCTGAACGCTTTTTTCTCATCATACTACATATTGTAGCACCTTTTGGAAAAGAGTCAAGCAGAACCAGTAGAAACCCTACGCTTTGGTAGGGTACTTGTAAGTCATTGATTTCATTGATGTTTTTCTTCAATGTTATCAATGGGTTAGCAGCGGGG